TGACCATTGTGCTCTTAATTTTCTTTCAGTTACAGAAACTGTTACAGACTCAAGGTCGAAAGAAACCTCACCGATTTTGTCTTCGAATTCAAGTTCTTTGTAACGTCTGAATACCGCAGTAATGTCTTCATTACCTAACGTACCAATAGTACTTCCTGTATAACCATCTAAAGATGTTGCGTTACAGTTAGCACATACAGGACAAGATAAGTCAACTTCTAAATAGATACAACCTTCTGGGTTACAGATGTTATTGTAATAACCACCGTTACCTTCAGTAGGCCATTGTGCTTGTGCTCTATTTGATAAACCACTAACAATTCCTTGACCATATTGTTGAGTAACAACTCTAAACAATAAAGATTTCGCAGAAGCGTCAGCGTTAAATAATGGTGTACATGCAGATTCCGCGTCTAAGAAATCAGTATTAGCAAATAATCTTAAGTCAGATAAGAAAGATTCTGTATCGTACTCATTTCCATCAGGACCGATTAATTTACCGTTACCAACACTTGCAAAACCACACATTTTAACGATTACTTTTCTAGTGTTTTCACCATCATAAGCTCCGTCAGCATCAACCAAGTTAGAACCATTCCATACTTGAGCAGTTGTAGTAACTGTAATTGCCGACCATTGACCTTTAGAGTAGTCAAATAATCCTGGAGGGTCTAATTGACCTTCATTACCTTCGTAGAATAAATCATAAAGATTTTTCTTGTAAGTAGGATTATAAGTACCAGTACCTTGATTGTAACCTTCTCCAGCTTTAGCTTCGTCAGCAGTTAAACCGTCTACCGCTCCAACAGGTCCGTAGTGAGCTCCTGAACCACCTTCATAGGTTGCAAAATCATAGTCACCATTGTTATAACCTTGGATTTTAGGTACGAAGTAGAACAATTTACCGATTGGTAAGTTCATAGCTTGTACTGATACGATATCGTTCGCTAATAATTTAGAGAATACACGTCTAACGATTGGGAAAACTACAGTTTCGAATGAACCTGATGAACCGTCAGAAGTTGCTTCATTGATTAGGAAAGACGCTTGGTTCTCATATAACTGAGCCACGTTCTCTTTTAAATGTCCTTTAAGACCTTCTAGGAATCCTAATCTATCCCATTTGTTAATTGTATCTTCTTTGATAACTTTAAGGTGTTTCAAACCGATGTTACCAACAAGACCTGATTCTAATAATGCTCCCATTTTTTTTGGTTTTTTATTTTTTGTTTGTTTATTTTATTTTTTTATCTTAATTTTGACATTAAGTCTTTCATTCTTAAAAACTGAGGATTCTCATACGTTTTAGATTCAATTAAATTAACTGCTGAACCTGTTGAAGGTACTCTTTCGATTGTACGTTCAAAAGACTCGTTAATTGATTGATTTTTATCCGTTGATAATTCGTCTTTAATAGAATGATATAAGTTCTTAGATTCTTTAATAGTTTCTACAGAATCAAATCTTCTTAAAATATTAATTTTTTCTTGTTTAGATGTTGAGTGTTCAGTAAACAAACGTGTAGCGTATGCTAAGTTTGAGTTAAATACCGCAACTTCATTTAATTTATTTCTAAAAATATTTAATGCTTTTCTGTACTCTTCATTCTTTTCTCTAAGAATTTGAACTTCTCTCGAATCAATAGATTCTTTTCTTACTTCTCTTCTATTAGTTTCCATGTTAGAACCTTTTCTTCTACCAACTTTACCAGAAGTAACAAAACTATTTGTTCGAGCCGTTTCTTTTGCTTCTACTTTTTTAGGTTTAACTCTAAATTCTCCGTCCATTTGACCATTGTCTTTATCCGCGTCAAATTTAGATGCTTTTTTAGCACTTCCAAATCCAATACCTTTACCACCATGTTTTTGTTTTTTAGTTGGTAAATCTTGGTTAGGTTTTTTGTCATAACTAAATTTAGGTCTACCCATTCCCATACCGACTGCTTTACGAGATTTTTTACTTGACTCATTAATGTCGATATCAAATTCTTCTTCATCTTCATCTTCGTCATCAAATTCGCTAGGTATACGGTCTTTATGATAAAATTCATAATCATCATATTCTGACGAACCCCACTCATCTAATTCAGAGTCTTCAGATAGTTGGTCACCACCTAAGTCACCAATCATAGAATCATCTTCCAATTCAAGTTCAAAGATAATTTCATCTTCGTCTTCATAGAAAGAATCATCCTCTTCTGACATATCCATTGAGAACTCGTCGTCTTCTGACATATCCATTGAGAACTCGTCGTCTTCTGACATATCCATTGAGAACTCGTCGTCTTCGTCTAAACCTCCGTAACCTTCAAAATCAGAAGTGTCATCGTCATCATCTCCGAATAATTCTTTAATGATGTCATCAACATCTTCTTCTTCATTCATATCATCATCTAATGATGAGTATTCCATTGGTTCTGATAACTTTAATAAGTCTTCATCACTTTCACCTACTATCATATACTCTTTGTTTGTTTCGTTGTCTTTTAGGTTTATGTTCCCATTAGGGTCTTTTGTTACCACGATTTGGTCTTCAGGTCCTAATAGTTGGAAAACTTTTAATACTTCAGAACTCGGTTGGTCTGTAAGGTCGATTGTGTCGTCGTCAACATCAATGTCCATCATGTCTTCATCATCCATGTCTTCATCATCCATGTCTTCATCATCCATGTCTTCGTCTCCTAAATCTTCGTTATCCGCGTCCATGTCTGCAACTGCAGCCATTTCAGCATCTGGTGCTACAATCTCTTCGTCATCTTGTTCTGATAGAGACTCTTTTACTAAATCACTGATTTCTTCCTTCATTGTTGAAGCAAGTATTCCTTTTGCATTTTCGGCAACCGCTTCCTCCAAATTTTTCATTTGGATGATTGCTTCTTCTACTAATGATTTTTCTTTTGCCATTTTGCGTTTTTTATTTTTATAATAAATATTACCAATTGTTAAAAAAGTTATATTTTAACTAATTCAACAATTGGTTTTTTATATTTGATAAATATTTCCCATTTTGACAAAATAAAAAAAGGAGACTAATTTTAGTCTCCCTTTTTATATGTTAATTAAATTATTGAAAATATAATTAGTCTATCACCTCATCAATTTTGCTTTCAACAATCGCGGTTATTCTCCAATCTTGAGTATAATGTTCAAATACCTTGGTTACTTTCGCTTCAACATCAGTTGGATTATAACCCCTAACTAACTTTTCTTCTTTTTGTTTTTTAACTTTACCTGATTCAGAATCTACCAAATCAATAGTTACTCGTGCAATAAAATATTTTTCGTCCATAATTAATTATTTAATAACCTAAATAATCGGATAGTTTCTTCATTAAGTCAAGTGATTTGTTCGCAGAAGGACCAACATTTCTTTCAACTGACATTCTTTTTTCCTCATCTAAGTTTTCTTCGAAGTTATTTCTATCTTCAGGATTTAAAAATAAATAAGCCCCTGGAGTTGATGGTGAAGAAACTAAGTCAAAACAAATTAATTCAAAATCATCTTGTACTTCATTTTGTTCCCCAACTTTTTTTAGAGAACCAACACCTCTTGATGAAATACCTAACGTAACTCCTTGTCTTAAATAGTTTGCCGCCATATCACCTTTGGTTGATACAATTCCTCTTTCATGGAACCCTGGACTTGTTAATAATTTTAATTTACCCATTAATATTGGCCCGTCCCACCAAATTTCAGTAATAATGTGAGATACTCTATCTAAGTCAATAAGTGAAGATTCAGGATGGTTTAGTTCGGATAAAGATGTCCCCTTCTCAATCATTTTTTTATAATTGTCCGCTTCTCTTTTAAGAATTCTTTCAGGATAAATTCTACCGTTTCTATTTGGTGTGTTATACTTTTGAAGTACCGCATAAAATTCAAATGGTTTTGTGTGGTCCATCTGAACTTTATTTTCCATAATATATTGATTTTTTGTTTCCCTTGGATTAATGAATCCTGCATCGTATTCGATTAGAATACCTTTACCAGATTGCCCAGGTTTTAAAACTTGTAAATTCATTTCTTTATTTTTTATTATAAATATTGAAGTCTTTAAGTTTATTCTACAAGTTCTTTTCTTTTGGTTAAATAAAAATTAAAATACTTAGATTCTAAAAAACCATTTTGATATATATCTTTTGATAGTTTTTTTAATGTTTCTTTTAATGTTGTTGACTTAAAGTCGATTTCTTCTTCTTTTAGATACAAGTTAACTTCTAAATTTAAAAAAGATTTTTTACCTAAAGATATCCCACTTAAACGTAAATCTAAATCAACAATAAATTTATCGTCAAAAAAATTTCTGTCTAAAGAATCGTGTACAACATGTTTTATTGACCTACTTAAGTTTTGGACGACCCTGTTCCAATTTTCAGAGTCTTTGATGGGTTCAACCCATGTTTGGATATTAAGGTACAATGACCTAAATTTAATTGAATCAACAGTTCCATATAATACCTTTGCGGTTTTGAATCCTGTGATTTTTGAGGTTTTCCCCTTTTTCATTCTTTTCCATAATTTCACGTTTATTTTTTAAAAAAATAAGTATATTTGTATCAGAAGTCAAAAAAGGGACTTTTTAAGATATATTTATATTATATGATAATAGTAGTAGTTAAAAACAAATCAATCGAACAAGCTTTAAAACAATACAAGAGTAAGGTTATTAAAACTCGTCAAATGAGTGAACTAAATAAAAGAAAAACTTTTGTAAAACCTTCAGTGATAAAAAGAGCCGAATTACAGAAAGCTAAATATGTACAGAAAAATTTTAAATCTGATGATAATTAAAGATTCTCGTTTAATTTCTTTAATTTAAAATAATTAAACTTGTCATATTTTTCTGACGATACTTTATCAACGGTTTCGTTAATTCTATTTAACGCTTCGGAATCAGAACCTTCTTTTAAACTACCCAATTTAGATATAACTTCTTTTTTTATTTTGTTGAAGTCCTCTTCTAAAGGTTTGTCGTCCATAGATAAAAAATCAGCTAATTCTTTTTTTTCGGATTCATTAAGAGACTCAACATAATTTTGTATTGTTTTATTAGCAATACTAACCATTGTGGATAACGGTAATTTTAGAAATTCTTTTTGAATCGGTAAACTTTTTGTTAACGACTCTCTAATAATTTTTTTACTTTTTATTTTTGATTCAATAGTTAAAACATCATTAGAAAATAAATTATCTATATGTTCATATTCGTTTGATGATTTAACTCCGTTTACCCACTTTTTTAATTTATTAATATCTGATGTTTTAATTTTATTAATTGTGTTTTCATATATTGTTATACATTCATTAATATATTCAGATGCGTACGACTCATTTAATCCTTTTTTAGATTTAATCTCATCGTACAAATAATATATCTGACTAATATTTTTATTGTCCAACACATTATTTTTAAAATTTTTTAATTCGTATTTAAAAGTTTTGTCCGAATAAGATTCGACTAAAATTTTTTCTATCTTAGATTTTATAACACCAAATTTAATCATTGTTTTGTTTTTAAAATAAATATCAACCACCTAGAAGTTTATTCAGCTGAACCTCAATTTCCCCTAAAGAATTTTTAGCTTTAGATAAATCTATAAATGATTCTTGGTCAATTAATGAATCGGATTCTAATAATATTTTTAAATTATCTTTGTTAAAAGATTCAGGAGTAATTCCTGGTTCTCCTCCCATATCACCTCCAGGAGGTGGTGATTCTCCCCCTGATGGTGGAGGTGGTGGAGCGGCTCCTCCTGCAGTATCTCCCGAAGAAGACCCGCCATATAATTTATCAATATTGTCAAATAAACCTGTTTTAGTTATGATAGTTGCGGTGTTAGTTAATTCAGCTCCAACCGCTTTTTCGATTCTTTGTTGTTGTAAATCAAGTTTAATTTCTTCATCAGAAAATCCAAGAATATGTTTTTTCGCCCATGATATTGATGTGGGTGCAATACCTTCTATTGCGGTTACCGCGTCTTTATAAGCTAATAATTTTTCTTTAAATACATCAATTTTTAATAAATCAGCCTGTGTTGATGGGTTAGTTAAACCTAATGTAAAGTTATTTAATTCATCCTCAAAACCTAATAAAAATAAATGGATAATTGCAATTTTATTTAATTCTGCAATCATAGATTTTTGGATTCTGTTGATTGTCCTAGCGAAACGAATATCCTGTAATGAAAGATTTTTACCCTCACCGACAACTTCCTCAAAACCTAAAAATGCTTTAGGTACACGTAAAGCAGTTAATAATTTCTTTTGGATATATTCAATATCCGCAATTTCCGCTAAGTTTTGTGCGCCTGGTAAAGTATCTATAGGGGACGCTTGAGCAGGGTCCCTAACAGGAATAAAATAATCTTGGTCAACGGCCATTTGATTGAAACGTAAGTCAACATTTCCTGTTTTATCATCAACAACTTGATTTCTTTTAAATTTGTTTGCAACACGTTGTACATATGCCTCAACATCCTTATCATCCATATTACCAACAAACACTTTAAAGACCCTTCTTTCAGGGGCTCTTGATGTACGGTAAATCAACATTGCATCTTCAGATAATAATAATTGTTTCCATATACGTCTTGCCTTTTCTAACATAGAAGTTCCGTATGGTAATTTTCTATCATCACCTAACAATCTAAAGTGAGCTATTTCCCATGAATTAAATTCCATGTCTTTTACTTTCCACTTAAATCTAAGACCTTTGTTTTCGGCAGGTTCGTCAACGTTTTGTCTTGTTGCTTGAGCGGGCATACCCCTCTCCAATCTTTCAATCTCAATGTTAGGTAATTGCATACATCCAACAACTCCTTTTTCAGAATCTAATTTTAGGTATACAAAATTATCACCGTACTTACATGTGTTTCTAGTCCACATTGGTAAATTTGTATTCACGTCTAAAACATTATTGAATAAATCGGTTAATATCCCTTTTATTCGTTTTGATTCGGAATAAATTTGTAACATATACCCA